CCGTCGGTGTTATAATTGTAATTATGGCGCAGACGGGGCGCGGCGGGTAGAGGGTTAGGCTACAGTGCCCTTCGTCAGCTCACCGTCGCCGGTGGCCTGGAGGGTGTAGCTGGTGTTCTGTCGGTTCGGTGCGTTCACGCTCACGTCGTTCACCCATGCCTTGCCCGAGTACTTGATGTCACCCGTGCTGGGCACGCGGTTCTTCTCGCCTTCAGCCTGTGTGAACTCCACGTCAATCTGCTCCTGAGCCAGGATGAGGTCGAGGGCGTCCACACCATTCACGCCGGTGGCGTCAGTGTCTACCGAGTAGAGCGCATCAACGCTGATGTCCCAGTTCATGCCGGTGATTTCCTGCTTCTGCCAGCCGTTGGTCGAGTCCTTAGTAGAGCTCTCTTCCAGCTGAGCCGAAACATGCACCGTACATGATGTCGCAAAAGCCACGTACTTCGTGCCGAGCTTGATGCGAAGGTTCTGTCCTTTGATTACTCCCATAGTCTATTCTTCGTTGTCAGTGATACAGTTATACGTCAGCGTCTGATGATAGCAGGGCTTCATCCAGTCCCATGCCACGCCGCTCGTCTGGAGGCTTTCGAGGGAAGGGATAACAAGGCCCTCATCGGCCATCGTGCGAATGTGGCGGGCAACGGCACGGCGCACCTGGCGGCATAGACGCTTCACGGCCTTCGGGCTGTCAGCATCCACCTCCACCGAGGCCTGCACGCGGTCTTCCCACGACTCCCACTCCGTGTCCTTATCATCGGGCTGGTTGGTGGTGCCGTCGTCGGTCACGATGATGCACGGCAGCGGGGTGTTGTCCACTTCGTCAGGGCCTACTTCGAAGCAGGTCGAGACGATTCGACCGCCCACCTTCTGCATCAGGTCGTCGTCGGCGCGCAGTGCGTTGTACAGGATTTCGTCGAGTTCTGTCATTTCGTCGCTGTTGTCTTTTGGTTGATAGTGCGTTCGAGGTTCTGAGATGTCTTGAAGTGGAAAACCGCCGGGCAGCATGCCCTGTTGCTGCTGCATCGGAGCCACCCGGCGGCCCGCTATCAAGTAACTATGAACCTTGATTCACTGTGAGAGGGTTACGCAGTCACGACCTTGTAGAGACCGAATGCCTGCGAAGGATAGGTGGCAGGAGAGCCGGAGGGCTGGCCGCCGTTGATGTAGATGGAGAGGTCGGTCATCGACCATGCCATGTTGATGGTGATGGCGGTGATGTTCTTCCTGGCCACGGCCTGGCTCGTTGCGTCAATAGACAGACGAACGTCGCCATGCTGCTGGAGGGCGAACCACTCCCAGTAGCCAATCTCGATGAAGCGGTCGGTGGTGCCCACGAGCTCGTCGTCGCCGTTGAGCTGGGTGTTCACGAAGTGGCTCACCGTGTAGGGGAATCCAGCGCAGAGGCCGTTCTCGATGACGAAGCCACCGGCAGCACCTGCAATCTTCGGAGTGGCCATCAGCTCGGCCTCGGTCACGCGGTCCATAGACAGGCAGACGTTGCCCTCGAAGAAGCCCTTGTCGCTGAACTCAGCAACGGCCTTCAGGATGTTGGCGTAGGCGTTCGCGCCGAGGGTGATGTTCTTCGAGGTCATGCCGCTGAACGGGCCCTTGTTGCCAGTCCAGGCGGCCTGCGAGTAAATCTTCTTGGCGAGGTACTCGCGCAGGGCGATGCCGAACTTGGTCTGAACGAAGGCCATAAGGTCGAAGGCGGCGTTGTCGATGGCCATGTTCGAGACAGGCACGGTCAGACCTACACGGCGCGCGGTCGGCGTGATCTGAGCGAAGTCGAGCACCTGGTCGCTGAGGGCTTCAACCTCACCAACCTCCTCCATCTCAACATCGTTGATGCTGACGGGCCAAATCTCGTTGCCGGTCACGCCGGTTACGGTGTTCAGTCCGATGGGCAGACCCAGACCTTCGTGCAAGGTGGGAATCAGCTCGTGGATGGTCAGGTTGATGGCACCGCTGGCCTCAATGTTGGCGGTGGTGTTACCGGCGGCGGGGCGGAGCAGGATTTCGCGGTCGGCCTTACCGTTACGAACGTCCTTCAGCAGCTCGCGGAACTGCTTGCCCTTGTTGGCTTTTTCGAGTGCTGCCATGTTCTTGGCATTGTCGCTCTCGCGGTTCAGAAACTTCATCTGCTCGTCCAGACGGTTCAGTTCGCGGGTGAGGTTCATCTCCTCCATCTTCTCTTCGGCGGTGAACTCACGGTTGGCAGCCTTCTGGTAAAGGTCGCCGAGCTTCTCGTTGGCCTGCATGCGGGCCTCACGGAGCTGTTCAAAAGTCTTCTTTTCCATTTGCTTAAATCGGTTTAAGTGGGTTATTGAATGTTGTCGAATCTCTTCATGGCAGCCAGCCGGCGTTCCATCTCGCGCTCAATGGCTTCCTTTTTCTCTTGTTCCTCGCGCTGCCTGGCCTCTTCCTCGGCCTTCTTCTCGGCGATGCCGGAAGGGGTCTGATCGTAGAGCTCGCGGGCGTTGACTGATGTCGCACGATAGGCGGGATCAAGGCCGATAGTGAGGGCTGACAGTTTGGCAAATGAGCGATGCTTCACGAGCACGTCCTTCTTGCCTTCGCCACGTTCCACCACGTCATAGTCCTTTGGGTAGAACTCAAAAGAGCATCCTGAGTAGTCGCCGCGGCGCACCATTTCCAGGCAGCGGTCGCCGATGTCGCACTTGGGAGCCTCGAACTCGAAGTCCAAGCCTTCCCGTGTCAAGTTCAGACGCAGAGAGCCTTTGCCCTTGTTCCATCGTGCAACCGTCTGGTTGCGGTCGTGGAGCATGTTCAGTTTTATGTCTTGCGTCATCAGGAAGTCCATCGTCACCGCTGACGGGTCGATAACTTCGCGGAAGGTCATTCCGAAGTCGTCGAGGAGTTCGCTTTCACTATTGAAAACGATGGCACGGCCGTAGATGGTGCGAGACTCGCCCTCCTGACCTGCTTCAAGTTCTCGAACGGCCAAGAAGCCTTCAAGGGTTCTGATTTCGGTTTTCTTTGCATCCATATTCGTTGTTGGTTTGTCTATTACTCAGTCATTTCAGTGTTTTGGGTTTACCGCCTTTTTTCTTAGTGGCCGACACCTTGACACAACGCCATCGCTTCGTGTCGGCGGTGTCGATGGCCTTGAACTGGCGGCCGGTGGTCTTCGATACCAGCACGTAGCCCTTGTCGGCTTCGATGTGGTAGAGGCGTGTGCCCTGTTCAGTGATTTTTGCGTGTTCCATTTGCTTATTCTTGTTTTGGTTCGTCGATGGGTGGTTCGGCCGGTGGCGCGGCGGCAGGCGTGGCTGTCCCCTTCAGCTTGTCGCTGCCGAGCTCTGCCAGGTTGGTCGAGACGTACACGATGTCGCCGTTCTCAACGGCCGGACGGTCGTACTGCTGGCGGATTTCGTTCACGGTGGCTGCTCCTGTCTGTAGTTGCAGCTGGTCGACCTTCGCCTGTGCTTCTTTGTCGAGACGCAGCAGTGGCTGCTCGCACATGTGAATGCGTCGCTTGCCGAAGTCCTCACGTTGCAAAATTTTTCGATTGAACTCTTGTTCCATCTCAACGATGTCGGGCTGCACCGTTCGCTGCAAGTATTCCAGCGTGGCGTTTGTGTAGGTGGTGTAGTGCGAGTTGGTGTCGAGCATGAGAAGCGGTCGTGGTGTACCAAAGAATCTGGCTACATCGTCGAGTCCCATGTTCATGTGTTCCATGAGCTGCATGTCGGCAGCAGTCATCGAGATAGGCACCACCTTGTCGAGTCCACGCAGGCTCACGATGTCCTGGCGGTATATCTCCTCGTTGATCTCGCGGGCGTAGTTCTTCATCTGCTTCGGGTCGAACAGTCCCTGAGAGATGGGGGTGTATCCGCTGGCGGGCGCCTGTTCGCCGATGAAGGCTTTCATGCGACCGCCCTTGGCGGCGGTCTCGAGGGCCTGGGAACTCTCGGTCTTGATGAGTGACAGCGTGTCGGCGGCATACTGGATGGTCGAGATTCCCCAGAAGCCGTCGTAGTAGCGGAAGGTGTTCGGGAAGTGAAGCACGTCTTCGCGCGGGGCTTCCACCTTGAAGCGCACGCCACCTTCTCCCAGGTAGGTCAGTGTGTAGGTGTCGGTGATTTCGTTATAGCCGCCGCACTCGGCCAACCACAGCGCCCTGGGGTCGCGCCACTCGTCGCGTTCGATGTAGACAAAGGCATTGCCCAGCAGCAACCGTCTGATGGCCACCTGCTCGATGAGAGTCGCCGCCGTCGAGAGCGGGTTGGGCTGCACCTGCAACAGGTAGTTGATGTCGCGCCCGATGCCCCACATGTCGGGCACAAAATTGCCGCCGGCCGCGTTCATCTTCTGGTACTGAATGGCGAACTGCGCCTCCGTCTTCGCACGCAGCTCCACGGCACGATACACGGCCGAGACGGCCAGTGCCAGTTGCGGATTGCGCACGCGCACCACGCGCTCCTCAAACGAGCCGCCATTCACCTCCTGATTGCTCGAGTGGCTGGGGTCGGTGGTCACGGGCACGCCCTTTGCCATCGGGCCGGCCTCGCGCTTGCGGAATAGGTTGATGTTACTTCCGAATAATTCCATAGTTATCTCATTTTTCTTTTCTGGCGGTTTACTGTCGTGGGTTTACTCCCCTCCCTTCAGTGAAGGGGCGCGGGTAGGCTCTACACAACCTCCGTCGCCGTGATTTGTATAGTGTTCTCCTGCCGGTCGCGGTGAAGGCTCTGTATCTGATACGTCAACCCATCGATGAGCAGCCGCGAGTCGCGGCTGACAACCGTATTGTACCGCATCCTCACCATGATGGCGTCGTAAGCATCCAGCGCGCCATCACGGAGAGCCTTCACGCCCTTGCTCCACGTCACCTGTGCCCAGACGCACGACTTCACCTCGTATTGCGTCGTATCTCCGAACTCCCCCTGCGTGGGCAGAACCTTGTTCAGAATCATGATGCGCCGATTGAGTAGCCCTGTTGAATATGCCATTGTCTTCTTCCTTAGTTTCCGAGTTTCAATAATTCTTGTACTTCACCAGCCAGTGTGTCGGCCTCACCGCGCATCGTCTTCAGGATGGTAGGCGACGGGTTGGTGAATTTAGAAAAACGCGCATAGGTTTCATCGATGCGCCTGTTCAGGTCGTCGGCATTGTCTGGTTGATAGAATGCCAGCAGCTGCTTCTGCTCGGTGAGGGTCGCGAGTATGCCGTTGTACTGGTCGTTAGCGAACGAGCCTGAGAGCCGCATGTATGGCTTTATCAGGAGATCGAATGAATAAGGAACGATGGAGATGTTCATCGCGTCGACTGGCGACCGATGTTCGTAGCTCACGTCAACCAGCATCAGTGTGGCATGACGAATAGGTTCAGGGATGGGCTGATCTGCCGTGCCGAAGGTTTCCACGATGTCGTCATAGGTGCGGTTGAGCAGTTTAAGGATGGTTTTCTCGGCTGAAGCTCCATAGAGTTCCAACACGCCGTCCTCGCCGTCGCAGCAGACGCGCGAATGCTCCTTGATGTATTGTAAGGTAGTCCACATCATCCGAGACCTCCCCCAGTGCCTGCACTGCCGTTAGATGTCACTTGTTTCATTGCTGTCTTTGTTGTTGTTTCTGCTATTCCGGCGAATTATTGCTGTGGGTTTACTTTCAAAAATGTTTGAAAATTCTTGCAAGTTCTGGAAAAAATTGCTACCTTTGCACCCGAAGGATAGGCGGGACTGATCCCCCGCTGACAAGGGCAAGTGTAACACCCTTCCTTCATTTTCAAGTGTTACACGTTATTTAACGTTACACAAACAATATGGAACAACCAAGATTTTCGGTTGTCGCCAATGGCGTTACAACCTACTACT